TCTTGTTCATTGGGTGCCACATTCGATAGTTGCGGATCATACCGTCCTCATTTCCCGACGCGATGGTGCGGGTCTTGTCGTACTTGATGGATATGTTGGTAGTGTCCGTGGGAGCGACCATGATGCTCGACCAGTCGACCCCAGCAGCTCCGCGGAAGAGAGTTCCCTGGATTGTGCCAATTGTAGCTGAACCGTATGCGGTATTGACGACTCGGACGTAGCCGCTGCTAGTCTCGATGGAAACGCCCTGACCGGTTCCGGTGATCCCGTTGCTGAAGGTTGTTCCCTTGAAAGTGAAACAAATACGACGCCATTGCCATGGCAACCCGTCGTTAGTGGTGATCTCAACGTTTTCGGATAGGCCGCGCATGAAGCACGTCTGTGATGTGCGTGTGGCTGTGTCTGATACTGTACCCTTGGCCGCAGCGAGGCCCGTGTCCAGGTTACGAGCGGTAGCGCACCATGGGAATACGTAGGTCTGCGTTGCAGGCATAACGGCGCCAGTGTTGTAATACGTGCCGCTGGCTTGAGGATTGGCGAGAGTGACGTTACTGTAGCTAATCATGTTGTCAACCTTCTTGCGAGCCGTTAGGTTGAGGATGCGCTTTTTCGTCATTGTGGATCTTCCAGAGCGAGAACTCCTGCGATAGGTCTTTCGCCCAAACGATGCACGGGCAGACCTTCTTTTGGGAGCAACTTTTCTGGTGTAGGAACGCTTGCCACGCCTCTTCGTTCGGTAGGGCATCCTGGCGTTGGAAAGCGGGTGGGGTAAAAGGGGTTGGGGGCCGGTTGTGTTGGGACATGTTGGGACTCAACGCTTCGCGGTTGGGGGTAACGCGGATACTTATACCCGTAGGGTGTCCCTTGTCCCTTTGTCCTGTGGTATAATATTAGTTCCACAGGACACTTCCTATTTGGGATGCCAAGTTTTCACCTGAAGAATCGCCGCTATGTCCTCATCACTTACGCCCAATCAGGAGCAGATTTCGATTATTGGGCAGTGCTGGACCTGTTTACACAACTTGGAGCGGAGTGTATCATCGGCAGAGAGCTGCATGCTGATGGCGGAATTCACTTCCATGTATTCGTCGATTTCGGACGGCTCTTCAGCTCAAGAAAGACTGACATATTCGATGTGGGAGGCCGTCACCCTAACATCCAACCAATTGGAAAGACTCCGGCAAAAGCTTATGACTACGTATGCAAGGAGGGCGACGTTGTTGCAGGGGGGCTCGGACGACCGGGCGGAGATACAGATATCGACCCTGATAATTTCTGGGCTGCGGCGACAGACTGTCAATCTAGCGAGGAATTTCTCCACTTTTGCGACCAGCTGGCTCCACGAGATTTCATCCGAGGCTTCACTCAGTTTCGGGCATACGCGGGATGGAAGTGGGACTCAGGCGTGCTGCCTTACGATCAACCCACAGATGTTGAGTTTGACACGTCAGCGGCTGATGGACTCGACGAGTGGGTCGCTCAGTCTTCTCTTGGATCTGGAGCATCTCGAAGAAGGTTAGTCCTCCTTCGGGGGGCACCCCCATAAATGGGGCCCCCACCCCCTCTCCGTCGTCAGATTTTGAGGATCTCTGCTTGGGGTTTTTGCTAAGTGTGACTCATAGACGGAGGTCACTAGTCCTGTTCGGGGATTACGGTTGTGGTAAAACCACGTGGGCCCGTAGTCTAGGCAACCATATTTACTTTGGTTCGCAGTGGAGTGGTAAGGTGGCTTTCCGCGGTATGCAAGACGCGGAGTATGCTATTTTTGACGATTGGAAAGGAGGTTTGCCAATGTTGCCTGGTTATAAGGATTGGTTGGGGTGTCAGTGGCACGTATCGGTGCGCAAGCTGCACCATGACGCTGAGCTGATGGAATGGGGCCGTCCGTGCATATGGCTATGCAACAAAGACCCCAGGATCATCACCAAGATGGGTGACGATATTGATTGGGAATGGATGGAACGTGCTTGCATTTTCGTTGAGGTAACGGGGAAGCTAGCTACTTTTCGTGCCAATACAAGCGAGCACTAGGCTCGAATCTCAAAACGCTGTTACTAGTGCCCCCAACGCGCGGCTGAAAGATGTCGAAGACATAGTAATCTCCCATTCCGGGCTTGCCGGTGGTTGAGTAAGCACTGACGGCTTCTGTTCCTCCTTGTTCTTGTTCATTGGGTGCCACAT